ATTGCAGTGCTCGACTATGTTCTCGGAGTCATCGCCGATTGCTGGATCGCGGGCCGCAAAGCAGCGCGTGCAGCTAGGAGTGAAAATTGATCGACTCCATCGAATATGAGTTAGTGAACTGGAAGCCCCGCCAAGTGTGGAAGTGTCAAGGGATGTGCCAGCGTTTCCGTCACCGGGACACTATCAAGGGCCAACTCCCCGCAATCTGCTGTGGAGTTCCCGCCAAACTCGTCACTTCTTACTCCCAGCCTCAGCCGGTTCAAGTGTCGGAGCCTGTGGCCCTTTCGTAATCCGCCGGATCATAATCGGAACACGCTCGATCCCTGCCCGTTGTGCCGCTAGAACTCTCGCCCTGCCGTCCGCATCGATTACGTTGTTTGCTTCGTCCCTCGTTTCCATCACAGGTTCGACCGTGCGTCCGTTCTTATAAGATTCGGCGAGTTTGTTCACGTACTGCTCGGTTTGCTCGGGTGACATGCCTCGCGTTTGTTCCCGCCCAGATTGCAGACTGTCCGTATCGACGCCCCAACGCTTTGCCAGCTCTGCCGGGTTCGCGGTGGTCATCACCCCGCCTTTGCGGGCTTTGATCTGATCAATCGATTGCTGGAGGATCGCGGTTAAGTCCTCTTCCGGTTCGGGAACTTTCGGCTCGCTCTGCGCTTTGTCGAGAAGAGCGGAGAGGCGTGATTCCAGGGTGCCGGTTGCGGGCGCAGGCTGCGCTTCCGGAGCTGGCGCTACTACTTGTATCGCTGGTTTCGGTTGCGATGTGACTTGCGCGGCATTTTGCTTCGCCGCTACAACGTCCGAGAATTCCCTCGCTCCCGTTTCTGGATCGACCACGATCGTGCGCGGGGTTGGCGCGGTTGCAGCACTCGCGTCCCAATTTTTCTTGAGCTTGAGAACTTGCCGCACAACCGGCACATCGCTCGCAACGTCAAGCCCGGTCTTTCCGATAGTCTTTGCCGCACGAACCGCGTTTTCTGGCGTGACTGCATTCTTAATGGCGCTCGCCGCATCACTTGCCCCGGCCTGCACTTCCGGCGATCCGGCAACAATGGGTGCTACCACCCCGAGTGTTCGTCCCGCCGCGCCCGCGTAATCTCCTTGCGCGATCTGCTCTCCGGCCTTGTCGGTCTGCTGGCCGATGAAGGGAACCAGATAGTTCAGGCCGTGAATGACTGCGCTTTTGTAATCGCCTTTGTTGTATGCGTCCCGCGCTTTCATCGCCAGCTCGCCCTGGGCGTTCAGAGCGTTCATAGCGGAATGAATGGGATGCTCGAAAAAGTTTTTCGCGTCTTCGTTCGAGCCGATGCCGAGGCCGGAAAGGAAGTTCTGACCCAATCGCGAGAGAGCGGATGGTTGCGAAGCGGGCGCAGACTTCGGCTGATCCCACTTATCGAAATCAGCGGGCAACGTTGGCGGCGCGGAATCCCACTGATTGAAATCCGCCGGTAAAGTTTGCGGTGCGCCCATGCTATTGCGTCAACTTCCAGCTTCCATCGGATTGCTTTGCGTAGGTATGGCCTTGGTAGGTCTTCGTTTCAGAGGCATTCCCGCCGAAATTGGGCTGGCCCTTCATCGCCTGGTCATAGCTTTGCTTCAGCGATTTCTGTTTTCCTTCGAGCAATTTGTCAGCGGTGTCGGCATACCCCTTCAATTGCGCCGGAGAGCTAGCCGCACTGATCTTGTCCATCAACTCTTGCCGATCTTGCACGCCAACGTTCGCGCCCGCGAAAGCTTTCCCCACTTCCCCGGCGAAGGCGGATTTTGCGATGTTGAAATTCGTGGCCTTGTCGGAGCCGAACTGCATCCCCAAGTAGTTGCCGATCTGATTCGCTTTCAGGAAATTGTTATTGTCGAGCGCGTCGGCGGTGTCCTTGAAGGTCTGCATGTGATTGCGCGCGGTGTTGATGGCGGTGAGCTGCTGGCCTTGCGAACCCGAGGTGAAGGCTTTCTGTTCCGCCGTTTCCGTGCCATAGGCCATCTTGTTCGCGGCGATGTTCGGCGTCGGCATTCCCGCCGGTCCTGCCGCCTGATTCAACACACCCGCCGACATTGCGGGCGAACGCATTCCGGCGGGAAGCTGCCCGGTGGTCTGATAGAGCTGCGCGGCCATCTGTTTCGCTTCGGGCGTGAGCAATCCGGCTTGCATCGTGAGATTCGCGGCGGGAACAAGCGTCTTAAATTTTTCGTAGCCTTTGACGAATGCCGCATCATCCGGCGAAAGTTCCTGCCCTGCTGCTTTCTTCTGCTGCAGCGCCACGTACTTCCCTTCCATCATCTGCGGAGACATGGCCGCGCCATTGATGGGTTGCTGCTCTCCGGTGACCTTGTTGACGCGGACTCCAAGCGGGGCAACGACTTCCCATTGCGCATTCTGTTCTTTCTGCTGTGCGGTCTGCGCCTCGGTTTGCTTAGCTCCCGCCTCTGTCTCTTTGGCGGCGAGTTCCCGGTCTTTGTTGGCATCCGCAATGATGGCGGAGTGCAACCGGATCGGCGCAAGATGGGTCGAGAATTGCGCGTCACCGGGATACTGCAGCGGTTCCTGCGAGACATCTACTCCGGCGCGGCTCAAAGTTCCAAGTCCGCGTTGATACACCGCCTGCTTGTCTTCCGGCGCGGCCTGCGTCACTTCATCGTGGACTCCCTGCGTCAGATCGGCTTTGCGCTGCTCCTGGGCGAACTGCTCATCGGTCATCTTCAGATAATTTTGTTTTTGCGCGATCAGCCCTTGCTGGGCTTGCAGCGCCGCCGCTCCTGAGCCTCCGTTCGCGGTGACCATCTTCGGAATGTCTGAAATGGAATGCTGCGATGGATCGTATTGCGTGATGGTTTTGGTCAGCGCGTCCTGATCCTTCATCTGCTGGGCGCGAATCTGGTTTTCCTGCGCGATCCCCTGGGTCTGCTGTTGGATGGCGGCAGTCTGGGCTTTTTCCTGCGCGGCGCGGGTGTACTCCGCCAGAGCATTCTGATTAAGCTGCTCCTGCCCTTGCGTGACTTGGGGAATTCCGGCGAGAGGTGCGTATGCGGCCATAAAATTACATCCCTAATCCGATGGTGGCCCACGAAGGAAGTTGATTTCCGAAGGCAGAATCGCTATTCAACGCGCCGCCCACATTATTCGAGATGCCGCTAATCATTCCCGAGAGCGCATTCTGCGAGCCGATGATGCCTCCCGCTTTGGCTTGCGCCGCATTGTTCAACTGCAACGCCTGTTGCTGCGCCGCCGTAAGGTCGATGTTGGCGGTATTACCGGCCACTCCCAAGTTTGCGGAAGTGAGTTGCCCGGTCGATCCGAGCCCGAGATTCGCCCCGGTTTGCGCCGTGCCGACGTTGGTTTGATAGGCGTTCAGCGCATTGTTGTAGGTCTGCTGATAGGCGTTCTGGGCGAGGTTCTGACCGTACTGCTGCAGCGCCGTTCCGGTGTTCCCGGACATGAGGGTGCCATTGGCCGCCGCGTTTTCGTCGATGGCATTCGTCCCTTGATTAAGCGCGAACTGGTAGCCCGGCGTCTGCTGGGCTTGCTGTAGCGTTGGAGCCTGAAAGCCATTCGAGATGTATCCGGCCAGTGCGTTCGAGCCGGTTTGCCCGAGCGATTGATAGGGCTGTTCGGCTGAGGTGACGTTTGAGAGCGCGGTCTGCTGCGCGGCATTCGCTGAGTTCTGGTTGGTCAGCTCAAGGGCTTGCGCCTGCTTTGCGCCCGACTGCAGAGCGCCCGATGCATTCTGGGCAGCATTCGAACCCAGCACTCCGTTAACGATTTGTCCGATGGCTCCCATAAGTTAGACTTTTAGGTGTGGCAATTTCGAATCACTTCTACCATCCGGCTGAATTGAAATGCGACGAGTGCGGCAAGCATCTCGGCTGGATTTATGAGTGCGACAATCAGTCAGAATTTATTTGCGATGAGTGCGAGAAAAAAGTTGAGGAGCACTTGAGTTTGAGTCAGATGAAAGTGCCCGAATCATGGACGCGAGATTCCTAGACACACTTGATCCCGCAATACCCCGCCCCGCAGCCGGCTCTTTTTGTTTACGCCGTAGAAGCTGAATCCGGCTCTCTCCGCGAAACGAATCGCCTTCCGGTTCTCCACGCAGACTTCGCCCACGATCCTTCGCGCCTGCGTGTAAGCCCACATCCAATCGAGCATTTCCTTGAAACTCTGCAATGCTTTTCCGCCATAACTACGGGGCAGGAAGCCGATGTGCGCCTGATAGCAGACCCAAGTAAAGGGAAGGAAAATTCCAAAGCCGAAATAGCCCTGCTCATCTTTCGCCAGAAGCGTGATCACGTGTTCTTCTAACGGCGGTTGCCAGTCTTCCGGGTTGGACGAGAAATCGTCACAGATGTGCGGGAAAATCGCCGGATCGGTCGCCAGCTTTTTGATCGCCCATGCGTCTTTACTTCGTTCGATCAGGCCGCGACCACCTGTCCAATGCAAAATAACCCATTGCCGCTCGGAGATTGCAATGCCAAAACGTCCGCATCATTGGCATGGTTCCCGCTCAAATATCCGCTCAACCCCTGCCAGAAAGCGAAGGGGCTTCCCGTAGTCGTCGGCGCATAGTTGTAGCCGTTCGCGCTGGAGGTCGGATCGAAATAGACCGTGATGTAGTAATCATGCTCTTCGTCGATGTCGATCGCGCAGGAGTTGCTCAAATAAATCGTCTCCGGGTTCACGAAGGAACCCGCCGGCCAAGTGAAAGAAACCGGCAAGGTCGTCCATGCGGTTGCACCTGGAAGGGTTGCGCCAATCGAGGCGGAATTCACCACCAAAGCCGTGCTACCCGGAGTGGTAACAATGCCAACCTTCACGCCGCCCGTGGTTGCCGCCAGCACAAAGGGCGCGGGCAGCCGCAGGATCACGGTGAATCCGGCAAGGCCGCTGCTCCCGCCGTAGGTCAAGCCGGCAATCGGCAAAGCTGGCGCGAGATTCGCTTCCGAAATCGAACTACTTCCTCCGCCGCTTGATCCGACTGGATACCAGTTCGTGCCATCGGACTGAATCGTGAATGCCTGTAAATAGCTAGTAAGCGTGAGATTGCCGCCCAGCACGCCCGTAAGTGTGTATGAATTCGCATCTTTGCTGGTTTTGACGTAGGTGATCCTTTTCCCTTGCGCCGATTGCCCGGTTGCCGGGTTCGCCGGATTCACCCCGGCCGCCGGAACCGATTCCGAATAACTCCCCTTCGAGGTATCGACTTCGAAGAGTGGTGCAAGCCCCTGCACAATCAGTTGCCAGTTGTAATCCGTCGGCGACAGGTTCGAGCCCATCTGGGTCGGGGGCTGCGGAAGGTAGGGAGTGGTGGGCATGAGAAAATCAGCGCATGAAAATCATCTGCTGGCTATTCGGACATCGCTGGTCGGATTGGGTCTGGATTAATGGAATAAGGGTGCGCGAGTGTTTTCGATGTGAAACTTGGGATGTGGATGGAACGGCAAATCCTGTACGAGTCCCTCAACGCTATACGGTCACCGATCCTGCGGCACCGCCTCCACATAAGCATCTGCAAACCTCCACGGAATCGGAGCGGTCCAGCTGACTTCCCACAATCTTTTTCTGGCGCGGCCCAACTGACGCTTCATCACGCGCTTGTTGTATTTCCCTTGCGGCACTGGGAGTGAATACTCGTTCGACCAAGTTTTCCCAGCGTCGTTCGACCATTTCAGTAAGAGCGCCGCCTCGGGAACAGGAATACTCTGCACTTCTTCCCACAGAGCCGCATCCACCGCCGACACCCCTAACCCAGCTTCCACATCGAACTCGATTTGCGGAAAGTAAATCCACTTGTTGTCGATCGAGAGAGTCGGACTTCTGCGATAGCCTCGAATGGCATTTCCGAAGTCGGTGCAGAACTGGCTCGATAGCTGATAGATGTTGCCGGAGGCCCAATCTCCGACTAAGTGAATTCCGAAGGCTAGGACGTGGCAAATCGCCCGGTCCATCAAATACTTTCCGTTGGCCGCGCTCCAGAAGCCCCGTTTGTGCCACAAACCAGTGGTGAGGTCATAACACCAGCTCGTGCCAATGCCCGGAAATGCGCTGGGGAAATCTACCACAATAAACGTGTGCCCATACTCCTGATAGCTCCACGTCACCGCGTCCGAGGTTTTCGCATAGGTCTGCCAAGCCAGTTCGACCGCGTGCGTGGAAACTCTTTGCGGCGTCCAGCCAGAGCCCGCCGTGTGCAGCATCGCCATGAGTGAGCCGCGCTCATCTTGGGATAACCAAAAGGCGCTGTTATTCCCGGTGTCGATGTCGGCGAAGGTTGCGCACGATCCGGTTTCGTAAATCGCGCTTGGCCCGATGGGAATAAAAACGGGAAAGCCCGCGCCCGCATTGTAGTACCAGACGGTTTTCTTGTTGGAAGAAAATTTAATCGTCCGGGCATAGCAGGACATGCTCACGATGTTGTCGGGGAAGAGCGAAATCGTCGCGATGTTCAGGCCGTTCCACACCGTGAAATCTTCGAGGTTCGATTGCTGGAAAGTGTGCGAGTTTTGCAGGGTCGCGATCGCGAAGCCATCGACGAAGCCAATTTGCGCGATCGGACCGTTGAACTGCGAGGAGACCACTGTGTAAAGATTGTTGTTCGCGACTCCCGTGATGTCCACCGCGAACGTACCATCACCCGAACCGGTGAGGACAGACGTCGCGACATCCGATTGAACGCTATTCCCCTGCCCCGGCGTGAAACGAAAGGTTGCGACCGCTCCGCTGCCGCCCACGGTCAAAACCTGATAGGTGGATCCCGTACCGTCAATTGTGCCGGTGTCGCCGGGTGCGTAGCCCATCCCTGCTGCTCCCGAGTGAATGCTCGCCGCTGTGATCGCTCCCAGAAAGGTGAAGACATAGAGATTGCCATTGTTCAGAATCGCAAGCTGGTATTGGTTGGCGATGATGATCGGCGGAGTGAGCGGCGCGCCGCCGATGGAGCCATAATCCTGGATCGTTTCGCCTGAAGCGTTCAGTTCATAGAGATGCGAAGCCGCCGCGAACAAGCGCCCGTTGATGTTGTAGAGAAACGGAACCGAACCCTCTCCCGGCAATGAAGCCCAGATGATCCGCCCCGGCGTGTGCAGCAAGGCAATCGGCGTCTTCGCCCCAGAGGATTCCGACTGCTCGCAGTAGCAGTTCATGGCGTCCTCGTCGTCCACGTTCGGAGACTGCGAAACGTAGGTGGGACCGCAGAAGCCCCAGTTGCCGGGCATGGTTTAGAATTGCCTCATTTGGGGTAGTAGCGTTTGGTCACCGACTGCAAAGGGGCGCGAGTCCCAGACTGCTCAGAGTCGCAAATGCAGAAGCACTGAACGTGAGGCGGCGAGCAGCCGTCAGCCCCGTCAAATCTTTTATGAACCGCCGCAACTTCTTATCGCTGTTCTCCGCCGGTGTCGTTGGGATCGCGCTCGAACAGGCTATCCCGCTCGGAAGAGTGTGGAGCTTCCCGAAAGAGATCGTTATCTCACACTTTGGTGTAGACATTGGAGTTGGTGATTCCATAACCGTGAATGAGGTTTGGCGAAAGGTGCGGAACTCCATGCCTGAGCGTTGGATCGTTTCCAGGAAAATCAGCGACCATCTCTATGAAGTGAGTCGCCCCGAACTCGGTTCATTTCAGATCGTAGATAGCTACATCAAGCCGTGGTCTCCTACTGCGGCCTTCCCCCCGGATAGTTCCCATACGCCCAGTTGAAATCCTGCCGCTGTCCGCTGGGCTTGGCTTGTGGCATCCCTAAATCTTGCGTGGCGATTCGTGGTGACTTCGTGTTGTTTCCGAACACTGCCGCCCGCGCCTCCAGAGCTTTTTCTCTCAGCGTCGGCGATACTTCCCGCATCAATCCGGGGCAGGAATCCTCTGCCACCGTCAGCATCAGCGCATTACGATAGCCTTGTGGAAGCGTCCCCGGCCCATCCGGCCCACCAATCGGGTCTTGAATCGTGCGAAACTGCGAGACCGTTTGCCAGATTTCGAGTCTCAGTTGCCGATAGACATCGCACACCGGCCAGAAGTTCAACTCTCCATCCGGCGTGTTCGGGTTGTAATAGAGATCGGTCGGGACGTTGGTCTCAATCTGTTTGACCTGTTGTGCGGCCCACCACTGGCGGTCGCGAATGTTAATATTCACATCCACCAATCCGGGATCGGTTGTGTTTTGCAGAAGCAGCGCAGCCGATTCGATGCGCACCGGACGCGGCTGGCCGTTGGTCGAGAAAATCGCAACGCCACTCGGTCCAATGGTGATGGGATTCGGCATCGGGGTGAGGTTGTAGATGTTGAAGGCATAACCGAACACATAGAATTGCCGCGCCTGCCAGGTATCGACCCGGTTGTTCACTTTGCGGAAGACCCATTGCGCCTCATCTCCTCCGGGTTCTTCCCCCGGAGAAAGCGCACCGGTTTCAATCAGAGCATCGTTCACGATATCAAAGACCCGATAGGACAGCGGAGCCGGGGGCGTGACTGGCGGAGAGATGGACATGGGTTAGAATTTCAGCGTGAAAGTGAAAGCGCGAGACGTTGTTCCGGGTTGGCCGAAGCCGCGCACGAGTTCATGCTGGAGCTTCGATGTTTACTTTTTCAGTTGGACACCCGCATCGAAAGAACGATTGCGCGATCAAGCTGTGGCGAAGGCTTACCACGAAGGACAACAGCGCATGATCAACAAATATTTCGAACAATACCGCACTCCGCGAACACCTAGCGAGTTAATGCTACGGAAGCTTGGACCTATCGCGAAAACCTAACCCGCCTGATCCTGCTCGTCTAGCGCCGCCAGCTCTTCCGCCGACATTTCCTCTTCGCGCTTCGGCTCGTTTGAAGCTTTCGCGGCGATTCCGGCACGGCTCACTTTCGAGTAATCGAAGTCGGGCGAGGGCTTAAACTCAAATCCCCGCTTGAGCGAGGCTTTCTCTTCTTTCTCGTTTTGCACCTGAAGCACTCTTCCCGTCTTGTGGTGATAGAGCATCTTCGGGTACTGATTCTTGGCGTCGTGCGGGTTGTAGTTTTTCCGCGGCGGATTGTTGATGTCGGTGATGAACACATCGGTCGATGGCTGATCCACTGTGAAGTGGTTCTCGGTGATGGTGCGGACGCTCTGGGCTGCTGGTGACATGGTTTCCTCGTTATTGCGTTTCTGTTCTAAGAGATTTTTGCGGGTTGCGTTGTCGCGGGGGACGCCGGTCAGATCGAATTCGAGGGGCCAGCGTTCGCGGCGCGGCTTGGAGGTCGATTCGTTCAGCGGCATTGAAAAAATTAAGGGCAGGCCGCTCTGTCGCCGACGGTGCGAGGCCGTTTATAAAACGCCGCACCTGCCCTCACTTTAATTATCGAACAACTTCAGTACAAATAGGCATATGGCCCGACCGCGCTGGTAAACGTGGTCGGAACCGTGATGGTCGGAATGGTGCCGAACGTCCCGGTTTTGCTGGTGGTCAGGTAGGTGTCTTGTGTTCCTGTGACCAGCATCCGGATCGTGTCCGAGGTTCCATTCGATTGCGTGCAGGCAAAATACTGCCCCGGCCCCACCACTAGATACTGTGAAGTGAAAGCGAACCTCACGTAGGTGGATGCGGTCGAGTTGGTTGCCCCCGCCAGAGCGGAGGTCGCCACCACGTTGCCGGACGAATCGAGCAAGGCAACTAAGTGCTTATCGCTGCCGCCCGCCGTAGTGCCGAACATGATGGCTAAACCAGTTGCCAGTTTGTTCGAGACTACGTGCAACTCGGTGCAATTCAGCGTTCCCGCCACCGTCGCCGTGCCGTTGGTGTTCAGCGAGGTGTAAGCGGTGCCGCCCGAATCAGGAGCCAGCACATCCGTTACGCTTTGTCCGGAAATGCCGCGCACCCACACTCCACCGATGCAGTCGGAATAGACGTTATTCCCCACATCGATATAAGGCACCACCAGAGCCGCACTTCGCGTGCAAGCCCCGGCGGGATAGCCCACTGGAACATTGAACTGGAAATAGCTCGGAGGACCGTACCAGACCACTGCGCCCGAGGGATGCGCAGCAACCCGAGATGCGGGTACGCCTCTAGTCACCGTCACCGTGGTCGAAGTAACGGCGTTCACCGAATCCATTTCGCCTTCGATAAAGAGCATGGTCGAACCAGCAACAATGCCCGTGGTCGAAGCGAGACGAAAGATGTTGGTCTGCGAGCTGGTATTGGTCACCGCCGCCGAGAGCGTGGTGTTGGCGATCTGGCAGGCGGTGCCAACTACGGTGCAGGTTTGCGCGTGGGACAGTGCTGCCGCCAGGAGCAAACCAACGAGAACAGAAAAGTTTTTGAGTTTTGTCATGGTTTTCGTTTCCCGGTCAAAATCTGGGCAAAATTTTGCTCAAAATATTGCTAGCGGGAATCTCCTGTCTAGGCTCCGAGTAGCCCCACGCACGCATTATCTTGGTAGAGATTGCCGAATCCGCCCACGGTATCGAAGCGGTTGATCTGCAATGAGTGGTAGGCGTCCCAGGCTTTTACGAAGCGCACCGGAATTCCAGTGGCCTTGTCTTCGGCCTGCGAACGGGCTTCCACCGCCTTCGGCAGATAGAAGCGCATGCCCACGATGGCGAAGGCCATTGGAGTCAGCGCCAGACCCACCGTACCGGTTGCGCCGTTCGGATTCGAGGTGCCAGGCCAGAGCGTCAGAGCCGCGCCATTCACCGGCAGGTTATCGACGTTCTGATATTGCGAGTTGCCGCTGGGATCGTTCGGGTTCGGCCCATAAATCGCAGGCAGCATGGTGATGGTATCGGCTCCGCCGGTCAGGGTGAAATCCTGCGTCGCGGTGAACGTCTGCGGAGTCAAAGGGCCGGGGGGACGCCGGGAGCGCGGATTGACAAAGTTCACGTTCGCGATCGCGAACTTGTCACCCTGCTTGATGGTATCGCCCGCAGTGCCGGTAATGATTAGAGACGTGCCGCTCTGGCCGCTGCCGGTCACGGTGACGGTGGATTGCCAGGTTCCGGCGGTGTGGGAGTACAGGTTCTGCTCTTCGAAGACGTCGAAGGTCTTCAGCTTCCCCATCGAACCTTCCTTGAAAGCTTCGGTGATCGCATCGGTCGGTTGGAACAACGACGTCACCGGGGTATTGATGGAGTTGGTCTGCATCGAAGAGCTAATCAGGGCAGCGCGTTTCTTCGAGAGATAAGATCCGGCCTTTTGCAGTAAGCGGCCACGGGCCAGATCGAGAAACACGATGGAAGTGGGATCCTGTCCGAGCGTGCCCACAATCTGCGAGCAGTTGTTCTTGGCAAACAGGGCCGCACGGGAATCCCATTCGTTCGCAAGCTGCACGCCGGCCGGGGCCAGGTACTGCTCGCGGATTTCTTCCTCCGACCGCTCGGCTTTGACCGCAGCTTCGTAGTCATCCCACTGGAAGTCGATGCCGAAGGGCTCGTCCAGTGAAATCGTGGTCGAAATGCGGTTGATGCCTTGCGGGTTGTATCCGAGACCGTTCCGGATGGTGAACTGTTGCGGGAACTTAACCTGAATCGTGGTGCCGACGGCCCACGCCTTCTCATAGTCTTTTTCCCAGTCGTGATTGAAGTATTCGGCAATCTTCAAAGCGTTCTTGAGATTGCGCAACACCTCCATGGAAATCCATGAGGTGTTTAGAAATAAGTTGGCCACGGTTTCCTCTTATTTTTTCTTGAGGCGTGCGAGTTCCTTGGCGTTTTGCGCGCGCATGTAGGTCTCGGTATCGCCGTCTTCTACGGCTTGCTCCACCGCGTCCTTGGCCACGGTTCCTGTTCCGGATACCTGGTGGGGCGGGCGAGAAGCCTGAGTTACGGGTTTTGCAGAGGAAGAGGAAGATTTGTCATCGCCGGGTTTGTCGCTGGCGGCCGTACCGGAGAATTGCGCCTCGATCTCCAACAGCTTGCGGGTTTGATCAAGCGGATGAATGAGATTGATGGGCACTCCGGCCTGTGTGCGACCGTAGAACCCTTGCGTAATTTCCGGATGCTGGCCGAGGTAGTAGAGCACCTCGCCGCCGTGCGGAGATCGCACGATAAAATCGTCGGTCACCGATTTGGCGGGAATGAACAGGACCGGACTGTCGGGATATTTTGGTTTTCCGGTAGCCGGATCGATGTCATTCAGCGCAACTTTGTCGAAGTCCGCGTACTTAGCGCGAAGCGGCTCAAACTTTTTATTGAGGGTCTGGCCGATTTCGCGTTCCGCCTGTTGCTGCTGGGTAAGCTGCTGGGTCTTCGACTGGCTCTCGTTGAACTCGCGGAGGGTATCCTGCCGCAACCACTGATCTTTGGCGTCTTCGTATTCGGCATAGCTTTTGTATTTCGGCTTGCCGGCGGCGTCAACGTCGTCGATCTTGGGTTTGGGCGCGGCCTTGGCTTCGGTCGCAGATTGCGAGGTCTGCTGAGTTTCACGCTGGGTTGCTTGCGAAGTTTCTTGAGTCCGAGCGGCTTCCTTCTGAGCGAGCTTGTCTTTGAGTTCGCGGTTTTCCCGGCTGAGTTTGGCCCAGCGGCTTTCGCTGGCGGCTGCGGTCTTCCCGGTTGTTCTCTTCTCTTCGGTACTCTGCTGTTGTGCGGCTGCCGAGGCCGCGGCGGTATCGGCTTCCGTAGACGCTGCCGAGGCGTCCGTTTTCCCTGACTGATCTTTTTTGCCGGCGGTCTCGGTGTCCGCCTCCGTGGGATCTTTCTCTTTCTTGAATTCTCCGGTGAGGCGATAGTGTTCGTCATCCGGAAGGAAGCCGGTTTCCATCGCTTCGTCCATTGAATGCGGGGTATCAATCAATTCCGCTGCCGGGGCGGATTCTTCACTGACGGTTTTCATGGGTTGCCTTTGCTGGAAATTTCCGCTTAACGCAGCAGACGCGAAGAAGCTAAACTTGAAATGCCAGCGAGAATGCTGATATGAGATTGGGTCGGGGAACTGCGTAGCCGCGGTCTATTCGGCTTTGTGCCGTGAAACCTGAGAATCGACGCGACGGTCCACCAAGTAAGCCTCATATTCGGAACGGCCTTGTTTTCGCTGGAATTTATGCCGGATGTGACGCGGAGACCGGCGGCGCGGGAGTGGAGCTAAAATCGGGTAATGGAAATTTCAGGACATACTCAGTACTGCACAGACTGCCGACAATCACTGTTCGTACTGATTCAAAATCAAGATCGTTGGTATGCTCGCTGTAAAAACTGCCTCACGGATTACGAATTAGTTCCGGGCTCGATTGTTCTTATGGCGCGGCGGGAGAAGAACCGCCACTTGTACCAGCATCCTGCGCCTGACTCGCCATCGTCTGCTGATGCAACTGATCGGACGCCTGGGTCTGCTGCGCCAACTTCGCCAACTGATTAGCTTGCTGCGCGTCGTGCTGATGATCCATCGCCTGCATCCCAACTTCGTGCGCTGCGGAGTGGTTCTCTTTCCAGAATTCGTAGTACATCTGAGCACGTTCTTGTTCCGACTGTGATTTCGCGCCGATTTCCGCGAGCAGCACTTTGATGTCGTTCGCCAGTTGCGCCCGCTGGTTGTCACCATCTTCCTTCATCTGCTGAATGAGCATCTTGGTCTGCTGCTCCAGCACCTTCCCGGCGCGTTCCATGTGCAGCGCGGAGTTCTCGGTCTGGGCTTGCTGTAGTTGCGATTGCAGATTTTGCACGATGGCTTGCGCTTCCGGAGGAAGATTGTCGGCGGGCGGGGGATCGAATACGTCGGCGATCTGCTGGCCCACTGGACCGAGAGTGGGGCGCATCCGAATGGAAAGCGCGAAAACCTTTGCCTGGGGCGTGCCCGGTTGCGGAAGGTTCGCCAGATTCTCGGTAAGCGAGTCGGCGAACTCATCTTGCTCTTCGCGTTCCGATTGATAGCTGGGGCCGGTTGAAATGGTTACATCGAATTCACCCTTGCCGGTGTGGAGATGGCCTTCGTCGAGCCCCTGCACTTCATACGCGCCATCGTCATTCAAGGGATGAGAAGTGTTTCCGACTATCTGCATCGTGGAGCGCTTGCCGTCGGGCTGCGAGATTGGCATGTCCCGCTGGGTATCTAAAATCGGCGTGATGAGTTCATTGATCTGCCACCCGGCGTTGTATAAATATCCGTTCTCGAAGCGATCAATGAATGGAAAAGCTCCGAGCGAGATCATGTCATCGATCTTTTCGAGGGCCACGCCAGATTTTTGACTTCGTCGCTGTGTGGCATCGGGAAGAGGTGCGATTCCCATCCCCGCTTGAATGGCGCGGATCGCCGCTTCCTTGGCGACTTCCCAGATTTCAAAGTTCGGTACCCATGCGGGACGCGAGGGAGGCGGAGCCGCAGTGCCGCCGGAGTCGAGAATGAGATCGTATTGCGCGGTAGCGTGAGGAACTTTCGTGATCTCATCCCACGTCTCCTTGTCGGTCTCAAACTGCCCGACGGCGCCGACAAACGGAGCCTTGGGGATCATCCCTGCCTCTTCGCACTCACCGGATGCGAAGTAATCCAGCAACATCTGCGGATCGCGGGCGAAGCGCACCATCGAAAGCAACTGTCTTTTCGCGGTTCCCCCTTCCGTAGTCCAACGCTCCGGACCCAAACAGGAAATGATGGGGATGCGCGAACCGTCCCACGGAACTTTGTCGAGGATTTCGACGCCGTTGGTCATGTACTGAAAGACTTCGGGAAAATCCACTTCACGCTCACGCTTTACCTGCAGCCCTTTGCGGGGATCGCGGAAGCGGCCCTTACCATCCCGCTTTTCGAGTTCGTCTTCCCAGACTGTTTCCGGGCCGTTGCCACGCTCGATTAATAAGAGCGTGCGGAGTTGGCTTTGCACCTTCCAGAACTCCGCATACTGCACATACTTGTCTTTGATCCAGTCGGTGACCGTCGAATCATCTAAATCCTCATCGCCAAAATCCGTGACCTTCGCCTTCGGCCACTTCTGGCGAAAGGCTTTTTTTATCATGCGGTCGAGAATGAAACCCTCGGTGATGTCGGACGCATCCGGCTGCTTATAGTAGGGCGTAAGCAGCACGGTGTCGGGATTCAGAATCGGCTTGATCAGGATTTCCTGATCGAAGCTGGAATCGTCTTTGTACTCTGTGCGGATGACAGAGAAGCTATAGCTGCGCTCGATCTGCGATTGAAATGCTCCCAAGTAAATCGGCTGGGCTTGCGACCGCTCTTCAATTCCCATGATGGCGGCGGAACGTTTCTTGGCGTCCTGATCGTTCGCGCCATCGCCCTTCGGAATGGCCTTGATCGCCCGCTTCGATTTCCGCGCATTGCCGTTCACCTGCGCGAGAAACTGGTTCAACTGATCGAGATGGATGCATGGCCGGCCGCTGCCTTTGCGCGCGTCCCGGTCGTCGTCGGACCACGGGCCTTGCACGGAGATGGCCCGCATGTCCTCTTGGGCTTCATTGCGGATGTCCTGCCAGGCGTTCCTGAAATCCTGATAGGCATCGCGAATTTCTTTTGGAGTGGGGTCGGACACGGGGTAGAATTTGCGGATGAATTGGGAAAAGGACAACGAGTTATGGAACGATGCCATTTACCTACTACAGCAGGCATCCCATTACAGCAGCAGTAAAAAACTGCAACGAAAGATCGACAACTTTCTCGGGCAAGTGAGAGTTCATCTCACTGCACCAGCACCAGCTTCGCCACACACATCGGACACTTCGCCGCCTCGCTAATTTTCCAGCCCGCCAACCTTGCCATGCGGTAGCCATCCTGTTCGTCCCAGACGCGATGCCGCTGGGTTAAATGGCATCCGGAGCATTCAAGGGTCATCGTCGCTCTGCCGGGAACATGCGAGGGGCAATACGTTTTCTGAACGCCGTTCTTTTCGGCCCAGCGCCAGCCGTCTTCGTGCGCTTTCTTCAGCGCCAACTTTTTCGTCTGTGCGGGAAAGCGGCCTTCCACCGTGCAGCGCGTACAAATCAGCGAAACTACGCCCTTCGCCTTCTCGTGCTCCTTGGCTTCGATGGCTTCCTGTGCGGCTTTTTCGAGGCGGTATTCGTCGGTCTCGACTTCGCCAACTTTGAAGGGTTGCGGCCAGTGGGGATTGTCTTTGTGGATTACATCCCACTGCTCGCGCTCGGCTTTCTCATGGATTTCGCGCTCGTACACGTCGAGAGGCTTAGGAACGAAACACAGGTGCGGACGCAGGGCGTTATAGGCAATGTTGCGCTGATCTGGAGCCGTGGACATCAGCAGGCCACGAAAGGAGTCGTGGGTGCGGTAGAGCGTGGCAATCTGCTGGATCGTGTTCGCGTCGTTCAATCCGCCGAAGCCGAGCTTCTTCAGCTCATGGTTGATGCGGGTGCGCTCGTTGAGGGTGATGGGCATAGAATTCCTGAATGAAACAGTTAATCGCTCACGTATGCGGATGGGAGATGGTAAAAATTCGAGGTAAACTTGTAATCCGCTGCGTTTGGTGCGGTAAGCGCAAGCCCTGCTAACCTACTCGCCTTCCGCTCCCTCTCCCTTCGGTTCGCCGCCCATTCCCAAGTGATCGGCAATGTGATCAAGCATATTGCCGTGCGAGGAGCTTTCCCCGTGCGCGTCGAAGGGGAAGCTATGATTGGTCTCTTCCATGAAAGCGCCGCCGGGTGAGTTCGCGGCTTTCTTTGGCATCATGTCATGATGAACGGTGTGACCGGTGACTTTCATCCCGGGGCCGCGGTGGATTTCGATGCGCATTCCGCGCATGGGTTCGGCGGTGCTGCTTGGCTTTTTCATGGTGTCCTCTTCATGTTTCTTTTCCATCTCCCGGCCCTTTTCGGTTTCCTTGTTGCCCTTCATGGCGCCGATGTCGTTCATGACTTTGTAGGGAATGGCGGAGTTTTCCCCGTACTCGCGCTTCAGCTTGTCTTCAAGAAATTTAGGCATTAACGACTCCAATCACAACCGCGAGTCCCGATGTTTTCCCGTCCGACTCTCTGACAATCATTTGAATCTCGATCCGGTCTTTCGCGAGATTCTGCACGCGGATCGTGCGCAAAGAGCGAACCATGATTTTCACCGCTTCACTCCCAAATTCGCCGAGCAGCTCTGGCAATAGGCCAGCACGGTGCGCGTCGGCACGGTCAGATCATGCCCGCACTTGCCGCAGGGCAGAATCTTGGTAGTCTGCGGAAGCTCGATCACTTTAAGAGCTTCCGGAATCGGCCTCATGGTCGCGAAATCGTATCTTACGTTACTCACTTTTTCGCCCACCGCTTGCACCAGCCATTCAGATAGATCGGCGGCTTCACCGCTTCACAGCGCACTCCAGAGAGAGCTTCGATCACATGTTTGCAGTTGCCGCAGTCTTCGCCGGGATGCTCGGAGGTGCGCTCGTAGGCAACTTCTGAGTGAGACAGCTTCTCGTCTTCGGGGCGTTCCGCCATTGGAGAATTTTGCGGGCCTTCGTGCCCTTTGCTCCGCTTTGAGAAACGTGGGAAAGCGAAGGCCCGCCCAGCGCCTTTAGTTGTGAGGGGCGTGTGTGCGCTGGAAAATTAAGAAGCTACGATCATCTTGCCGCCGGTCGCCACTCCCGCCACTCCACCCATATAGACCTGAGCTTTCGTAGCGGTGTCTCCGATGGCGGTCGCGATCCAATTGCAGCCGATGTCAAGCAGCGCTATGCCGCCGGCGGATGCCACCATGTGAAAGAGCGCCGCCAGAATGGTTGAGCCCGAGCCCAGCGCGTTCATGAACATGCAGCCCTTGAAGAATATCCAGCGATCAAGGCCCGCGGCATTCGCCACAAGCAGGATGTACTGCAGGCCATCGGAGGAATCGACCGGGAAGGTGCAGTTCTCAAACTCATTGCGCGGGCCGCCGCCAGCGATTTCCACCGAGGAGTTCGCGTTGGTACGCTGCACGGTATCAAGGCCCACATTACAATGCCCGAAGAAATTCTCCTGCCCGCCACCTGAAATCAGGAGGGAACGGGAACCGGCATCGGCCGCGCTTGTCGCATCCCCCATACCTTCAAAGTCGCAATTCAAGAAAGCGTTTCGAGATCCCGTAATAGTCATGCAAATAGCAGCGGCGATTCCGGCGGTGAAGCCATGGAACCAGCTCACATTCGAGAAGAGGCAGCCATTCCCCGAGACCGTAAAGAAATTCGCGAAAGCCACTTGTGCCGCTCCGGTGAAGGGAGCAATTCTCGCACGCTGGGAAACCGCAGAAGGAGCGCAGACTCCAACTAGGTGCGCGGCATTCTTGGACCAGGTGAAACCGACGGCGAGCCGAGCCGAGCCGGATGCCTGCCCATTGCCGATCAGGACTAAAACATCGTTGAAGCCGTTGCGTAGAAGATTGTAGCCGGCGCCCAGCGTTTGCACCGGTCCGTGACCGCCGGAAAGCGCGGCAGAGCTGGGAGTAAGGCCGTCGTTGGTATCGAGTCCATTAACCGGATCGCAATAGAAGACGTTTCCGGTTGTGGCGGCGAGCCCAGCCTGGGCAAGCGCCTGATTGATGGCAGCGATGGTTTGCGGGGTAAAGGTTCCGACAGGTGTGTTGGCGGATAGAGGTGACATGTTCTATTCCTTGACGTGCGGGCGCTCTGGGTCCGAGACGGCAGATTCCGCTGCGGAGGGTCCATTAAGCGCAGTAGTTACTTAGAGAATTTCGAGTTGCTGGAGTGCGGGTTTTATGTAGGCTTCCCATTGAAGCGACTGGGATTGTTTCCGAAATCCTTCCGGCGTCAAAGCCATCTCCACCGTTCTATCAATCGCCGGATTATAAATCGTCAATCCCACGCCATTGGCCAGCATGCGCTGCCGTCTTGCTTCCCACTGTTCTTTTGTGATTTCAGGCATTTGTCCTCACTTTCGAAAATCTCCTCATGCCAGCATCCCCAACCGCGCCCGCAGATTGTTCTGCATCGGCATCGGCTGTTGGATTTGTCCGATTTGTTGGTTGCCTTGCGGTTGAATAGGCTGCTGCTGCACAGGAAGCATCTGTCGCGCCCCGAGCATCGCTCCAGATTGCGGCATCCCATTGACGGGCTGCATCCCTGTAGGCGTCATGGGCCGCGCGCCGAATTGCATCGCACCCGGCTGCGGCTGCGACTGTGACTGGGCCTGCATCGTCTGCTGATCGCCCGTTTGCACCGGGGCTTGCACTCCCATGCGGCTGGCGAAGATGTTCTGTAAGGGCATCATGAATTTATCCCCAGGGGGAGTGCGCTTTCTTTATGGTGGAAGGCTGGGCTTTCTTTTTCGGTATCACCGGCAAAGCGTAAGTGAGCGCCAGCGCGTCGGCATCGTCGGGAGAACTCGAATCCAACCCTTCTTTTGCGAGCCGCTTTTTCATCAGCTCTTTGGGCTCCAGTTTTATGCGCTGTTCCCGATCCGGCAGGAGTCTGGGCTTTTGCAGATCGGCGGCGAGATCGCGATCCGCATCAATCGCCAATCCGTCGCGCAAGGAATCTTTCATCTGTCCCCACATCTCATCGCGGCGGAGAACGTAGAAGGTACTTCGAAGAGCCTGATCGCCGAAATTTACGCCCATCACATTCTTGAAGCCGAGATTCAATAAGCCATTGAGTATCGCTCCGGCACTTCCGCCCACTCCAGAGTTGTCGAGAAACATCATGGAGACCAGGCGTCCGTCGTATCTTTGCCGCAGCACGTCGGCAAGGCGTTCCCGCACTACGGCAGGGTTTTTGGTGAACTCTCCACGAATCTTAATCGGCGGGATGGAGCGCGCATCGAGGCCGCGGCGGAAACGAATCACGGTGTCATCCGATCCACCCCACGATAAATCGACTCCGGCGATCAGTGCGTCATCAGGCATTGCCATCGCCATGCGTTTTTGTGCGGCTTGTACTAAATTGAGCGGGATAAATTTCCCTTCGCCGGCGAGAGGAAACAAGCCGAGCCAGCGCACACGCACATGATCGGAGTCGATGCCGTAGATGGCGATGTCTTCGTTGATCTCCTCAACATTGGTTCCTTCGACGCTGCGCGAGTCGATCACTTCGCCGCGCCAGCGAAGACGCTGAGTACCATGAGTCGTCTCAAAAAACATTCCATCCGAGCGGGTGCACTGGCTGGCGGCAATCCATATAATTTCCGTGTGGGAGTCGGTGAGCGCGCCCTCCTGCGTCTTCCAAATTACATCCGGAATACCGGAGGCTTCGTCGTAGATGATGATCAGGCGCTTGCCCTTATTGTGCGCGCCTGCTGAAGCTTGCGGATTCTCCTCCGACCAGGTATTGAAATCGGCGCGCCAGGTGGTCTCGTGGCCTTCCTCGCGTACTTTGATCGAAGTCACATTCACTTCGAACAAGTCGGCGTTCGCTCCCAGTCGAAACCACTTCGCCACTTCCGGCTGTGTCTTCGTTTTTAGCTGATCGCCAGTGCCGGCCATCAGGATCACTTTGCAATCCTCGAAGGTGGACAATCCCCAATGAGTGATCCAAGCAATTTCAGCTGACTTGCCAATGCCGTGTCCGGAGGACTTCGATTTGCGAAAAGGCTTATAGCGGGTTTCGGGATTCCGAAGGTGTGTCCCCAGTTCTTTTAGAAATTTGACTTGATGCGAGCGCGGGCCGGCCTCATCCGCCAGCTCACCGCTACCCCACGGGTAGGCGCACATCACGAAGCCGAGCGGATCGTCATTGAACTCCGCCAGCTCGCGCTGAATGTCGGCCAAGGGGCTAGGAGCGATTGCGCTCATATTGTTGCTTGCGTTCTCTCACTTCGCGGATCAGCTCCGACATCTTTACCGTGACGCTCATCTCGATCGGTTTATCGTGCAGGTGGTTCACGGTATCAACTGGCCGGCCGTAGGCTCGATCTTCGAGGTAGCGAAGTAAGTTGGTGAGGGGGATGATGGAAAAGTGGCTGGCATTGTCCGGTTGATACCCGCAATCACTACAGACGTAAGCGGACCAACTCTTTTTCCAGACCATATGGTGCTTGTGGTCTTTGGTCGCGAGGCCGAGTCGCTTCTTTTCGAGTTCGATCAGCTCCAGCCAAAGTTTCTCGGCTTTCGCCTGGGCCAGAACTTTGCCGGCCACGGTTGCGTTGGTAGGGCGGTCAACCTTAGGCCTGCCCATCTTCGGGCATTTCCCGCACTTGCATTCCGCCGGATGTTTTCGTGAACCCCCTGGAGGCATCTGGTACTAAAGCAGAAAAGCAAAGGAAAGCTAACCCTTCAGCGCAGCTCCAACTGCGGCACTTGCCGCCGCATCTGACACTTTCAAGTAAGCACCGGTGCTGCTCATGGATTTGTGTCCGAGGTATTGCCGGGTATTCTCAATTCCCGCGCTGTGAATGACTTGCATGGCTATCGTGTGTTTCAGTATGTGAGGATGGCGCTTGCGCTCGGGAATGCCGGCCGCTTTCGCATATCGTTGAAACAGCCGCCAAAAATGTTGCCGCGTAACTGGAAACAGCCTTTGCTTTCCATGCAGCAAAGCAACATAAGCAGACAACAATTTCCGCTCGTTTAGGAGCGGATTTTCATCCTCGACTAAGGGTTGCACTGTGACTAAACTGCCCTTGGCGCGCGCCACTGTGATGCAGCCATCACGGACATCGCAGGCCAGCAATCCCGGATGAAAGTATCTATGTTTCTGCTTGTTTACAATCCTTATGCGCCAGCCTCCGCACACTTCGCTGGCTCTGTAACCGTGGGAGTAAGCCACAAGAATCATCAGCGCGTTCCTCAGGCGATGATTCGTCGCCGCCTGTAAAATCGCGATCAGTTCGGGCTTTGATAATGCCTCCACAAAGCTAAATAAAGCAAAAAAGGTGACAGAACTTCATATTGTCACCTCGGTCCCTCATAGAAACTTCAGCAGCGCCAGCACCCCGGCCACCACGGTCAAGAATGCGTTCACCACAGCCAATGCCTTGACCGCGATCGTCATCCATCCCAAGGTCCGCTGTATCTGGTCTTTCTCGCGGATCAATCCCTGAGTAACGTAATGGCAATGGCTCAAACTTTTAACGATGCCATCCGCCGATTCGCGCGGAAACTCTCTCGGCTGGTTCCGGTCTCCCATGTAGTAGGGGCGTTTTTCCATCGCTAGCACTGAAATAATCTGAGCCGCTTCATCGGACAGCCGTTCCCCACCTGGCGCGAGCAGGATCCTCGTGAGGGCAAGGCGTTCGCGGATCGGGCCGTGGAACACATCAGGCGCTTACTGGTTCCATTGACCAATCCCAGTTTGGGGAGGCCGCGGCTAAATGTTCGATTGTGATGCGGGGAAGGGTGAGATTCTTTTCCATCGCGGGCGCGATGAATTTGCAGCCGGCTACTTCGGCGCTGGGTAAGAGGCTTCGCAATTTGCCGCGCGTCAGCTTCTTGATTTCTTCCGGCGTGGCGGCTGTGACGAACTCTATTTTTGGTCCGAACGCGAGACGATCCCGACAGATGATTCCTTTGAGATGGTCGTTCGGATCAACCCACTCCGCAACTCCATATACCTCGACCTGCTCGGTCGCGTAAGAAAGAGATTTTCGCTGAATATGACGATCGATGCGCGGATTCGCGCCGCGTGGATACACGGATATTTTCATGGGGTTCTGCGATGGACGCGCTTTATTCCGGCGCAAGGCGGTGTTGCTATCAAAAGGCAGCGGATACTCCGCGAGAGTTTGAATCCGCCGCCCGAGGCGTAGCTTGGAGCCTTCACCCTACGCGAGCGCGCCAACCCCGCACAAGATACCCACTGAAGATTCTCCAGTTACGAAGGTGCTCCCTGAGGCGGGAATTCGGACAACGACCTTCGCTACTAGGTAATCAGGGGGAAAGCTGATAGAGGAAAGAGCGAGAGCCATGTTCTTCTCATCGAACAGAACGTGCAGAAACTATTGTCCAATCCGCCGCTTTTCGCTGTGCCCACCCTCACCGGCACGGTTGAGCGCCTGCACGATTTAGTAGATCAGGTGATGTATCAGGCGATGAAGAAGAAGCCGAAGAGGGTAGAGCAGGTAAAAGAGGCATGTGTGGGGGCTTAGCGGGGCTTCTTTTGACCTACTGATATCTGTGCTCAAGGGTAGTGGACTAAAAGTGTGTTGCTGAACAAAAGTTATCACGAAACTTACGAGGCAGCGGCTAGTGAACTTGAAAGCTTGCTTCAAGAGCAATCGCGCATTGAGGATCGCATTCTTGCTCTGCGAAAGAGTATGAATGCTCTGGCGTACTTGATCTCCACGCACGATCCGAACGACAAGGATTTCTTGGATCATGCCAATGCTCGCCTGCGCGAAATCGTGGATACAAGCGTCACTGCCGATATCCGCCGAATACTGGCAGCTTCCGAGTCGTCCCTCACCACAAGCGACGTAAGGGACGAATTGAACAAGCTGGGCGGAAGTTTGGCGGAACAGAGTAATCCACTTGCGACCATTAACGCCGTACTCCATAGGCTCACGGAACAAGGCCAAGCTGCGGAAACCCTGAAAGATGGAAGGAAAGCTTGGAAATGGCTGAGTCCGCGAGGTATTCGCCCGGTAACTAGGGCCTCGCGAGCATGGCTCAAAGCCGACCACGAAATTGCTGAAATCAGCGCGGAGCGGGCGCGGCAGAAATACAATATCGTCATTCACCAACAGGTTGACCTGTGGAACTCACTGGAGCAGGAAGCCATTTCGGCTGTTATTGAAATCAACAATCATGGGAAAATGCTGCTTCGATTTACTCAACTCAAACGCTCTCCCGGCTTCATAATCGAGACCACCAGACTTGGGATCAAAGTTTCCGCCAAGGTCGAATTCAAATCCGACTCTCACCTCGTGATCGTCACATGTTCAACTCTGCCCAACGAAAAACTCCGGTACATCATTCAAGCAAACGATGACAATCGAGCTGAATTCGCTGGAGAACAAGACCATAAGTCTATCCCCCATCAGGAAATCATCAGTTTGTTGCTGGCACATCTCCGATAGCAGCAACACACAATTAGCCCACTACCTGCTCAAGGAGCTCGTACCGGCGAACTCGAGCTTTCCGAGCTACTCGACGTGGGTAGGCTAGAATTCCGCTTCTGGCCGAGATAGAAATTCCGCACCCGATCCCCGTCTTTCCATGCCAAATAGAGGTATTTACCACCTTTCACGCGGATATGCGCCCTAGCGTACTCAGTCCTCATAGCATTCGTGGTTTTGACGAAAATCTCCGGTATTTCCGCCTTTGGCCTACGTTCGGGAATCGCCTGTTTTTTCGTTTTGCCCATGCCGGAAGTAACCTTCAACCAGAAGTAGGGTAAAATAACTCTTGACGGATTGCAAGGGGAATTTTAGAATAGTCCTGTAGTCGGGCAGACCGGGTGCGTTCAACACCCGATCCGCCCTAAACAAATCAACCTTGTCGGAGGTCGAAATGCCTGCCACGAATGTACCGCAACTCCCCCACTCTGGTTTTCCACAGGTAAAGATTCAGCTCTGCCCGCTCATGGCGGAGATGGTCGACGAAGCTTTCAACCGTCCAATTCCCGTGTCGACCTGCTGCTACGAGTCCCCGGAATCCACTCCCGGCTCGTGCGACGGCGGCTATCCCTGCGGCGATCCCACAACTTCTGTAATTGACGGGCAAGCGTTCTGCACGGCTCATGGGAGGACGGTGAGCCGTGGCTGAAATCCTCGACGCCCTCGAATTCCAGCGACTCTACGACTCGCGCGCGAACTGGCGGCGCTCAACTGCGTCAATGCTATTCAGTTCGTGCTCTCGGTCTTTGAAGCGCAAGACTTTGAAACCTCGCGCGAAATGCTGCAATGCGCCCTCGACCGCTACAAGTTAGCCGATGAAACCATCACCGCCTACCACAAATTGCTCGATCTCAAAAAGGAGAACTCTCATGTCCGCTCAGCCGCAAGCCGTTCCAACGTTGCCTAATCAGGTCCATCACATTCCACTGAAGCCACCAGTTCCAGTTCCCGTTCCCATCAAGCTCGGCATGTACGGAGGCCAGGGTAGCGGCAAAACGGTCACCGCCGCGCTTCTCGCCGCCGCGCTCTCAACGCAGTTCTACAACAAGGCTCCGGTGTACGTGGTCGATCCCGATCTCGCATGGCAATTTCCCAAACGGCGCATCTTCGATGTCGAGGGCATCGAACTGATTCAGAAGCCCTACCGCAGTTTCAAACAGATGCGAGATTCAATCTTCGAAGCGGAGAAGCTCGGAGCATGTTGCTGGATCGTCGATCCCCTCACGCTGGTTTGGAATGAACTGCTCGACACATTCCGTGGCGACAAGAGTTTCATCCCCATCGACTCCTGGGGCCAGATTCGCCAAGTGTGGAACGCCTACATCGGGTTGTTCCTGAATTCCTCCATGAATTGCTTCGCGCTGGGTCGGCTGGGCAACGACTTCGAAGAACAGCAAGAGCACCTTTCGAATGGCGACGTGAAGACCAAACTGGTTAAAGTGGGAACGAAATTCAAGGCAGGCGGCGGCGAATCATTCGGCTACGAGCCACACCTATTGCTCGAAATGTCTTTGGAGCGCAAAGCGAAAACAGTGAAAGGCCAGGAGCGCCAGGGCGAGGGCCGCATGGTGCATCGGGCGGACGTGCTGAAAGATCGGACATGGATGCTCAACGGAGGGGTGCTGCGCTGGTCGGATAAATCGAACTATGAGCGCGGCGGATTCCGCCAGGTGTGGAACTCGATCAAGCCCCACTTCGACGAAGTTCAGGCAACGATGGCGCGGGTGCAAATCCTTCCGGGAAATTCCTCAGCGCTCATCACTCCCAGCGGAGACTCCGAATTCTACGCCGCACGAGAACGCAAAGCGGCCATGTCAGCAGAGATTAAAGCGATTCTCGATCTCTATTTCGGCGGACGAGCCAAGGAAGATATTCAGATGCGAATCGTGGCATCGGATGCGATCTTCAAAGTGAAATCAAAGGAAGCCGCCGATCAACTTCCCCCGGAAGCAATAGAACGCGGACTGCGCATCCTGCAAGCCTTCCACACCTACCCGGACAAGACCGACAAGAACTATATGGAAAAAATTGCGATGGCGATCCAGGAGTACGATTCCGGCGTGGCCGAGATGCAGGAATTGCCGTTCTAGCGGCTTGGGGCCGGAGGACGCCGTACCTACGAATCCGAGGTTTCCTGGTCTTTGCTTACTCGGACGCGAAGAAGCGGAGGGGCTGGCCCCATTAAATTCTGAAAAGGAGAATGAGATGGAAGAAAAGTATGCACAAGCGGCCGATGCTACAAATGAAAACACGCCGATGCCGGAGCGCAATTGGCGAACAATGGGAATCGTAGAGTTGGCCTGCGAGAACCAATCTGTTAGCGACTATATCGAACATTGGGAAGGGCGAGCACTCAAAGCAGAATCCATCCAAGTAATCCTTCTCGAAGCTCTGCAAGAATTGAACGGCTGCACGGGAACTCTCGTGCCCACAAACGAAGAAGTGTATGCTCTCAGCCGCGCGCGTCAAAAAGCTGAAGCTGCGATCCGCAAAGCCAAAGGGGAGTGATCCCGCGCTCCCCAAGAAAGGAGAACACCGATGGTAAAACGTCCCGATGATTTGCCCGGATGGGAAGATGCCGACCGTATCAGTGACAGGATTATCGAGCTTTCCAACGAAGAAGTTGGCCACGGCGTCTCGCCCTTACAAGTATTTGCCGGAGTGATGCTCGGACTTATGGGCATCCTGCGTTCCGCTCCCGAAGAACGTCCTCTTTCGATGGTCTACGTAGAATCCGCGCTCCGCGTCTGCTTAGATTCACTCATCCACAGCAAAAGGCCAAAGCCGCATGATGCGTAGAAGGCCCATCCTGAAATCCCGGCCCAAGCCGGAGTTCTCCCAGCACTACGAAACCATCGCACCTAGAGTCATTCGATACCGAGATGGAAGGGAAGTGTGCCTCGACACGCCGGAAGGCTGGCGCGAATACAAGAGGCGAGTTTCGGCCATGCTCCAGAGGCAAGGAGGACGTTGCTGCCTGTGTACGAGGCGCTTATCGCTCGGAAACGCCACTTTCGAACATCAACGGCGCAGAGGCATGGGAGCGGCATGGAGAGACGACCGAATCACGAAGAACGGTCAGGATTGGAACGGGGCGGCGCACTGGACCTGTAACTCGGAGAAGGGCTAAGACTTGTTCCGTCCAAACAGGATGGATGCCACATACAACACAACGAGCAGCCCAATCACAACATTCTCAGGCGTCCACTCCTTCACTTCTTTTCTCCCGTTTGGTACGGCCTATCGTTCGCCACTCAACGACTAAACGGACAATCCCAATCACACTCCTCGGACCCGGCTAAACTACAAGTCCCATCGGGCATAATGGCGCAATTCATCAAGGCTTCCTCTAATGCATCCGGCGGCTCCTCTTCATAGTCGTCAAGCTCGAACTCTTCGAAAAATTCCTCGTCAGCGCCCATCGGTGGAATCCTTTTCAGTTTGGTACGGCCTATAGTTCGGGTTACCGGAGTTGAGGCGATTGAAAAACTCGATCAGATGCGCCGGACTGCCGCCGAAGAAACTCTTGCCGATCAACGTTCCCCAGCCGTCTCTCCGGCCTCTCTTGTAGCCGTGCTGCACTCCATACCCTATATCCAAGGAAGTAGCAGCCCCATACGATGACCGCGAAGAGAGCCATGAATTTAATCACTTACTTTCCTTTCCCGTCCGCGCAGTCCGCCCCCTCTTCTTGATCTGCGCGAACGGCCCCGCCCTCTGAGATGGAGGGATCAGGATGCGGGGAAACTTCATTCAATCGGCGAATCTTCATACTCCTCCAACACCCAGCCTAAAGCGGCCGTCACTGCATCGAGATAGGCCGTACCCTCACCCTTCCGTTGCTCTTCCAGCCGCTCCTCGGTCGCTTTGTCGAAAACTTTTTCAACTTCGCGCTCGTCTTTCACTTGCCAACCTCCGAATCGTTCTCCGTGGGCTCCGTGCCATCCTTTTCGCGGCCGCTCTCGCCGGAAACGTCGGTAAGCGATCGAACTTCACGATTCAAAATGATTGCCTCCGGAGATCCCGCCGCGTCAGAATTGGCGATAGGCGCCGGTATCGTTGAGGGCTGCAAACTCTCCGCTCTTCGGGCTGCATTCGCGAGCTGGCGCAAGCACCTATCGAAATCTGTGATGTCCCGCAAGGGATGCACCGTATTGTCGTCGCTGTCATGAACTTCGATTTCCCGCACATGGTCGGCAGTGAAGCGCCAGATCAGGCGGGCATAGAGGAATACTTCTTCCGCTGGTCGTTCAGGGCGAAGAGCGCGGAGGTCGGGGATCAGGGAGGAGGGGATCATCGCCTCACCCGGTTGCGAATTTCTTGTTTAACGGCATCGCTCGGCTCGTACTGAGAATATTTGGCGCGCATCACAAGCAGCACGGGACGGAGAATTCGGTAGTTCTCGTAATCGGCAACCAATCCAGCAGTTGCAATCGACTTCACAAATCCGCCACCGATCTGGCATGCGAGCGATAGCCACTCCAGCAACTCAGGATCGTCGTTCTGTGCAATCAAAAATTCATCAATCACTGCGGTGCCTCCATCTCCGACGCAAAGCGCAGGCTCCAATTTCGTTCACGCATGAAACAATCTCCCTTGCCGATCCGCGTCCGACTTTGCTTGCCGTCTGGCTTCCCACTCCATATCTGCGCGCGCGGCACATTCGAGGCACGGTCCTTTGCGGCCAGCTCCGGTACGGTCATGGTCGATGCGGTGCTGCGTCTGCTTTCCGCACTTGGGGCAGAAAAAGGCGGCGGAGACGGTGTTGCGGGTGAAGTGTTCGCTCATCGAATTTCCTCCGGCGCTTCCTCAATCGCCTTCACCACTTCGCGGCAAAGTTGCTGTTCACTCGGAGAAAGCTTGTCCCAAAAATCCATCGAGCCACCGCCCTGTCTCGCGTAGGATGCGGACCACTTAAACATGGCAAGACGCGCCGGTTTGTGCGGATTCAGATTGCGCCGATCTCGTTCTTTCACCCCTCACTCCTCTCCCGGAAGGTCCGCAACGCCTTCCGTCCCCCGCCTTCTCAAACACTTTCGGCCTCACGCCGAAATTCAACAACCTTAAGCATCAGAAAATCAGCGAACATCACATAGGCCGGAAGTCCACTTTGCCTAAGCTGAATCGCAGCACTCTCCAGTTCGGCGGCAACTCTATACAAATCCAGATGCGAGAGATCATGTCGATGTTCCGGCTTCTTCTTACGTCGAAGCACCCACCATCTTTTCCTCGATAGGCTCATCTTTTCCCGAGTTTCGGCGGACACCTTCAAACCTTTTTTCATGCCATTTGTATTTTCCGGGACGGGCTTGTTGCCCGGTCGAACTTTCAATTCACTGGAATCAAAAATTGATCTACGGGCAGCTCGCGACGGAGGATATCCTCAATTCGACGAGGGAACGACCAGCCGTTTGCGTTTGCCTTCGGAGGCCGCGTGCAAACAATGGTCTCGACTTCAACATTCCGGATCCTTCGCATTTTTAAGCCCACCTCACCTGGTCACCCGGCTGAAGGGGATCACGCGCTCGTCTCCGCAACCCAAACAGCATCCCACTCGCCCGCTTTCAAACTCCCATGCGAGCACGAAGATTTGCGGACCTCCACAGTGAGGGCAGTCCTGCATCTCCTGAATCCACGGATCGAGAATCTGCGGCAATTGGAGGGCGGCGCTCATGCGGCATCACGCTTTTGTCGCGTGTCAGGGAAAGGCCATCCCGTTCTCAGAAGCTTAGCGATGGCGGCACAGGTAAATTTCCATTCTTCGGAGGCGTCCGGAAAACTCTTTTCAATCGCGTCCGCCGCCGCACGCAAAACAATTTGTGATTGCTCAGCCGAACATGGTGCCGCGCTCGCCAATTTATAAAAGTATTGAGCTGCCTTCCACGCACTCTGCACGTCCGCATGTTGATATTCTTCTTCGTGGGGCGCGGAGCATCGAGCAAAAAACTTTTTCGCATCGCCGCCGTAAGATTCCTCAGCCCACTCTTCAAATTGCTTCCGAAGTTCGTCGCTCATCTCTGGCTCCTTTGCTCCGCACTGAACACCACAAATTGCGGCTCTCCCCTTAATTCCGCCACCAGCAACTCCTTTTTCAACGAGCCAGCCCATCAGCACGCCTAGGACGTGAACTCCTGACAAGCTGGCTCTCTTCGGTGTAGGAAATCAATCGGGGACATGCGTAGACTCCCCATCATCGTCAGGATCGTAATCATCTTCGCCGGGCAACGTGGTTGTGAGCCGCTTCGCCATCACAAGTTCGATTACCTTTACCTCTCGCCGCGCCATGGCTTCAATTGCCGCAAACGCCGCATCTTTACTGCACGGATTCATCGCGTACACTGCGCTGGGACCAATAAAGCGCGTTCGTCCCTCGACTGCTCCGCGCGAAATCTTGCTGCCCGCGCCGACCATTTCACCACCGATCCACTCTGGACGAACTAGCGTGACCTCGCGCTCTAGCAGTGGCGGAACTTCAACCCGAAACAGCGCGCCCGCTCCGAAATATTCCGTCGTCACAAACCCCACTTCGCGCGAATGACCGAACAATTCCACAACTGCCCAGCCTTCAAACTTGCTAGTCTCGTGTTCCACTTTTGACCTCCAATCTCGTAAACTCTTTCAACTCCGCAACTAATTTCGCTATGCACTCCGGGGCATTGCAGATTCCGGGAAGGAACCACGAGCATGGAATACTTAAAGTCGCTTCGGCTTCATCTTTCGCCAGATACCACGTTCCATCCCCGTCCTCGCGCACTGGAATCACACAAGGGCTGTCATAGTTGCAGTTACAGAAGCGGCAGCAGACCCCGGGTTCGACCCAGATACGTTCCTGCCTGAGTTCGAGGGAGAGATGCGGCGGGGTTGCGAGTAGGGCGCTCATCGGTTCAACCTGCACATCGTTCCTTCTTTGACGATGGCTCCAGCATTCTTCAGCTTCACGGCTGCGGTTTTGATCGTGTTGTAGTCGCGGCGCAGCAAGCCCTTGAGCTGCATGTAGGTCATCTGTGGATGAGCCAACAGCGCATCGATAATTTGGGCAGCAACACCAGGGAAGCTTGTCTTATACGACTCCCAGCGGGGATCGGAATTATTCGCCGACGGAATTGCTGGGCCGTCCATGGCTTGACCAGGCTGCGGTCGCGACAAATCTTCTTCGCCAATCGCGAGTTCGATCTCGCCGAAGACCGCTCTCAGCGCGTGATGCAGTGGGGAAAGCTGCCGCCGAAGAATTGTGATTGCACGTTGCAGCTTGTCGCGCTCTGCCATGCTTTCACCCAACTCGGTGCGAACCCTACGCAGTTCGTCTTCGAGTTGCTGCTTCTCGCGCCGCCATTCGCGTAGCAGGCCGGCACTGTCTTCTTCGTCCACATTGATGACGCCCTTAAGCATTAACGGCTTTGTCGCCATATTTTTCCTCCGAACTGGCATGGGCAGGCAGCGCCACGCGGAATCCGCGGAAGGTCCGCTCCAACATTCCCGGCAAGCCGTACTCTTCCAATCGTCGCAGAGCCGCGATGCCGAGACGCAACGCATTCAGATTCCAGCGCGGCTCACTGAAGCGATCACACGGCAAAGCGAATTCAAAATCCGTGCCTTGTTTGCCGAGAACCCAAGCCTTCGCCGACTCGCGGTACTTGCCAAGCTTTTTGAAAATCTCCACGTCGCCGCCGCGATCCGGATGATTGAGCAAGGCTTTCTTCCGGTAGGCCTCGTCGATTTCATCTAGCGTAGGCGCGGGATTGTCGATGCCTAAGCCCATCTGCCAGCTATAGTCGGCCTTCACTGGTTTCGAGAAGTAGACGGTGACGCCGGGATCACGCCGAGCATTCTCGCCTGAACTGTTGTAAGAGATCACGACTTCGTTTGCGCCCAGACGTTCTAACTGCTGCACAAGCGCATCGCGGTAGTAAGCGAAAGGCTTTTTCCAAGCCTTCATCTCGCGACGATCACCAATCGGCACACGATCCCAACCGTCAGCCCACTTCAGCGGGGATTGTTCGTTGACACGAATTGTTACTTTCTCGCTTTTCGCCATGAGGCTCCTTTCACTGCTTCCTCTCCAGATCCACCACAATGCGGCCCTGCACAAACTCGTTAGCGCTCACACGATCCTGCCTTCTACGGGCCGGTAGCGCACGATGTTGTATTCATCGCGGAAGGGCTCCAGCAAGCCCATCTCGCAGAGCGCCTCTAAGCTGGTGGCGACTTCGCCGGCGGAGAATGAAGTGTTGACGTGGCTTGATGCGCTGCGGCGAGTGATGGAACGTGGATTCGACGGTGAGGCGATGGGCTGACGACAAGATGCTGAGGCCATAGAATTTCTCCGAAGTGAAGTTTTAACTTTGCTCGTTGCGAAGAGCTGCTGCCTTGTGATCATCAATCGGACAATCGATCACAGGCTTTACCGCGAAGCCTATTCCGTCTCGCGGATTTCTCCAGTCGATGACGCATTTACATTCGTCGGCGAGCACAACGGCTCCATCGAGTTGCGTATATAGGGAGCGACGGCGCCCGCGAAAATCGCCAAAGAATAATCCGGGATAACGAACCACTTCCTGCCTACCTGCGACAACGCGCAACCCCACTGACGGCGCGGGCGGAAGAGTCAATGCGTTCGGTGATAATGCCGCAACTTTCATGCTTCATCGCCTTTCTCACGCCCTTGCCCTGGTGGGCGTATCAACTTCAAATGCTCCCGCGCGGATTCATACGGGATGCCGAGATTCGCGCACGCCGCGACTAGCGCATCTTCCTGCGACAAAGGGACGCGATAGCGCGGATCGTCGGCGCGCAAACTGATTTCGAGCCCACTGTGCTGCTCGATCACTGAGCCGCACCCCCGCATCAGTCGCCGCATTTCATTCACCAGCTTCGGACCTTCGCGCGGCGTGAGTTTACGGAGCGGGGACGGAGAGACGTTGCGCTGGGCGGAGCGGTGCTCTTGCTTCATTGGCGCACTGGCGGCTGGCTGCTCTCGTTTGGGTTGCTGTGGAACTGCTGGCGCCGGAGGAAGAGGTTGCTCTGGGTCGGCTGGTTTGGCGGGCCTGCGGATCGGCGTGACTTCGGCTTTGTGGCTGCGGTGCAACTCGCGCCACTTGAGTAGTAAGTGGGGATTCAGCCGGTACGTCGCGACTCTTCGGTAGAGGCCCTTGTCTTGCTTCGTGCGCGGGCGATGCCAGAAATGATCGCGGCGTGGATGGCCCATTTCATCGGTGCCATAGACGGCTTCGATGTAGCCGAGTTTTTCCGCGAGCCGTAAATTGACGCGCACGGTCGTGGGACTGCGATAGTCCGCCCCATCCCGGTAATCCTCGACCGCGAGACAGAACTCGAAATTACCCCCTTGGAGCTTTTTCCCAAGCCTCTTTTCGAGCGCCAGGAACATGCCCTGGATGGTGCGCAGGCACCGGTATTTGACCGGATGTCCGGGGCACGGTTCGAAGAACTTTTGGAGGTCGGTGACTGTGAAAAACGGGCGCTCTTTTGCGCTTCCCGAATCGTCCGGATTGCGATATGCTGCGGCTATCGATGGTGCTGCCATAGGCACACTTATCGTGTTGTCACGAAGCAACGTTATTCCGCCGCGAGAGTTAGTGGCTCTCGCGGCGTTCGTTTTTTCACACCAGAGCTTGACCGACTGCGCCGGTTTTTTCGGGACCGGCGGCACAGACCAAAATCGTCCGAGAAGACTCCCATCGTCTTTGCGCAGCAAGTCGTGCTCGTCGTAGAACTTCGAATAGAACTCGCCAAGCTGTGCTTTGCGGCGCGCTACGATCGCGGGCCAAACTTTTTCGGGGCGAAGGCCAAGAACCTCGTAACTGGCCAGCCCATGCGGGCTGCAGCAAGTGCAAGAGGCATCGCCGCGCGCGGCATGAGCCACGGTCAATCGCGCGATTCGCAGGTCGTCGCGCAACCATGGATCGGGTTCTTTGGCTTCGGCATCGATTAACCGGGAGAGAATGCGGCTGCTGAGTGGATGGATGCGAGTTGGCATCCAGCGTTTGTAGTAGCAGTGTCAAGAGGGCTCGCATGGCTAAGCGGCCTCCGGGATTTCAAAAAGTGTGGGATGCGTGAGGGGAATGCCCGTCTGGCGGCAGGGCTTTCGATTTAACATAATACTTCGACTCGGCTGCTGATCAGGCTTTGGTCCCTTGGGTCCCTTGGGTCCCTTGGGATCGGGAGCATCGATCTTTTTACCCCAACGCGCCTCGGCTCCGAGTTCCGCAACACGCTTGCGCTCTTCGGCGGTCATCTTCGTCAGACGCGCCTTCCCAGCCCGTCGAGCATTCGCCGAGAGTCGCTTTTTGACTTCGATTTCCACTAAATCGCTGATTGATAGTTCATTGGTTTCCGCCATGACTCAATCTTCTACAGAAATGCTAACATGATAGCAAGCTAAATCTGGGGGCATCTGTGGAAAATCGTGTCCTTCAAGGTTCGTTTCGGACTTCCGGAGTGTGTCAAATTTTACCCAACACTTTTCACTGCGCAACATAAACCGTTGAGCGACAGAATCTGTTGAGCGACACAAATTGTGGCTGAAGTATCTAAGTACTCTAGATGGATAGAGTATTTAAGCTTTTGACTTTGATCTTCCTGGAAAGAGCAAGAACCCCCTATAGTCCCCCGCAGCACACGCGCTGCACAACATTGCGGAAGCGCGCCAACCCAAGGCGCGCAATCTCAAGACAATTTTTGGACGTGCAACCCCAAGAACAACAACAAAAACTTGCCTGAGAAGCGGCAAAGCAAGGCGAGGGCCAAACCAGGAATGGAAATTTCGAGCGCTGGAGAGCGGGGGAGAGCGGGGCGGGATTACTGCTTTGGTGCGGGGGAAATTAAGCGCTTAAGTCTGAGGAGAATATGAATTGCGTCGTACCGTGCCCTCAATTCGTCACCGTAATCACAAAGCGGGAGCGCATTGTAAAGAATCGCTAACTGAAGTCCTTCGTGATAGCAATATTCCGCCGCTCTCTGCAGTTTACGTCGCGCGAGAAACCGCCGAAACCATTCGGTCATTGTGGAGGAGAGGGGATTTGCGGTTGTTCCTTACCGCTGTCCGAACTGTGGCCATGTGGAGCTTTACTCTCCTCAGATGTAGGGAAACATTGGTCGTTTAGTCTGCGAACCAGCTCTTTTGCGGCGGGATTGGTTTCCAATTCCCGCACTGACATTGGTACGCTTTTTTGCTCTGTCATGGGCGCGCACTCCTCATGGGTTCACCACTTTGGGATCGAACTGGCGCACGGCTCCGCAGAATTTCACGATAACACCACGGCCACTTTGTACGACCAGGAGATCGGTGTCTCAGCCTTGACTCGGGCGGCGGCGGTTTCGCCTAGTTCGGCGATGTAGAGATTCATCCACGACGGGTAGCGCCCGTGGCTCGATTCCACGAAGGAGAATTCCGGCGCGCCCCGCTCCGCCTTCCACTCGCCGCGCTCCCAGCGTTTCTCGAAAAGCTTCAGGAGTTTGTCGGGCGGAAGTTCCTTCAGCTCATCGGCGGACTTGATGCCCAGAACTTTTTCCGCGAGCTGCTGCCGGCGCAGCTTCACGTCGCGCTCGGCGTCGGCGGCTTTCTTAGTGAGGTCCGCGTGCTTGTGTTCAGCGGCGGCGAGTTCCGCGAGTTCGTCTTTGGTGACGATCGCGGTTTCGAGTTTGGCGGCGGGAGAGGACATCAGGAAATCAGGCCCGCGCCATGACCTCTAAGAATTTTTCGAGCTGCGGATTATCGTCGAGCGCCGCAAGAGCTTCGTTCACATTCGAGAGTTGCGCGGAGAGCCGCTGTTTCTTCACCATCAACTGTTCACGTTGAGTAGGCTTGCGCGGCGAATCCAGAAACTGCTTCTCCAGATAACCGCCGGGCATTTCAGCCTGCGTACCCGCACCCTCATTCCAATCAGCCATAAACTTTTTCTCCTGAGAGTCGAGCCTATTCACTCCCGCCATTGACCAACAAGATTCCCAAAGTAACCAGAGCCGGATTTTCCACAGCGCGGGATTGAACTGGAGTGCGACACTGAGGATTGTGCTAGCACGTGCTAGCACGCGACATTGGAGGTTTTATGGCGAATCGCGACCGTACCACCTGCCGCCGCTGCGGAGCGCAAATTGAAGTGAGCGATAAAGCTTTGGCCGTCTTCATGTTTTGCCAAACCGCCGGAATGAAGCCGCGCCGCAAAGCCTCCGCCCCTGTGATTTACATCTGCCCATCCTGCACGATGGTGCTCGCGATCCGGCCCGGCCCGCCCGAGCCCGATTTCTTTAATTTCGCCGCCTTCCAGATGATCAGTAAGTTGACGGGAACGCAGCGCCCGGAAGTGAACGCCGCGTTTCAGGAAATGTTTGAGCTGATCATTGAACGCGAGGGGCGCGTGGAAGAAATCGAATTCAACGCCGCGCTGCCAGAGCCGGAATATCTCTCCCCGGTGAAGACGTTGAAGGCCGCGAGCTAACGACGTCGACCACCATCGCCACTTCCGGCGAGGCTGGCGATCGCTTCGAGTAAACATTGCTTTTCGAGCGTCGGCATTCTCTTCAACCGATTGACCCAGCGCAGCTTTTTCCGCTTGATCCGCTCCCGTTCCCGAAAGTTCGCTCCCAGATAGCGGTAGTCATGCAAGGCAACCGGGGCAGGGAAGTTGAACCAGAGGTATTCCGTGGCCGTGTGGCCGCCCCGCGTCATCGCTTCGAAGCTCGTCACATTCCACGATGCCAGATCGAGGAAATACAGTTTGGTCCGGTAGCCCGAGATCATCACGCGACAGGGCAGGCTTTTAATGACCCGCAGAAGTTCGACGTGATGCGCATCCGACATCTCGAAGCGATAGAGTTCGCGGCTCCGCGTCTCCATCATGTACGGAGGATCGCAGTACACCAGCTCATCACCCCTGAATGGGTAGGACTTCAGGAAGGAGATTCCGTCTTCGCAAAGAAAACGGAATTGTCGATCGGGTATCGCCGGATTCGGCGAGAGGATCCGTTTACCGGGCCCCATCGCCGTTTTCGATGCTGGGCGCCGGGCCCGCTCGCCACTTCTTCCGGAGTGTCGAGATCCCGATATCGCCTCGCTGAATCTGGCGATTGCGGCCGAATCGAGATCGATGCCGATGTTGAGCGCCGCCGGATGCTTCAATCGCAGGATCGCGCCGCCCCCGAGAAACGGTTCGATGTAAACGAGGTGCGGCGGAATCAGGTTGATGATGGTCTGGTAGACGCCCGCGCCGTTCTTCCCGCCGGGATAGGACATTCCTGCAGCATCGTTGAAAGTGGCGAGGCTGTCAAGCGGGAAATCAGAACAGCCCCAACACCACTCCACCACTCACGCTCACCGCATTGTTATTGAATCCCGGAGCCTTGAGGTATTTCACTTCGACCAGGTTGACGGTGAATTTACCGCTGCCCGTGGGATCGTAGTTCACTCCGCCGCCCGCTTCGAAGGAGAAGTGCTGCCGCGTCAGTTTGGTCTCCGGATCGGTGACGTGATTCGCCCCCGCCAAAGCCAGTGCGTAGAACTGCACGTTCTTGTTGTTCAGGTTTGTGTTCTTCAGCAGCTTCGAGAGCCCGGTGAGGTTGTATTGCGCCCCGCCCAGATAGGCGTTCAAATTCGCTCCGGGGCCGATGATGTTGTCTTCCCGCAAGAGGAAGTTCGAGGTGGCTGCATAGGTTTCCCCGATGACTGTGGCAGGAGTAGTGGCGCCGTTTGCGCTCAGCGAGATGATGCTGGCGTTCAGGCTGAAGGTGGGGGAGCTGGTGGAGGGACTCGAGGTTGGCGCGGTGGGCGTAGGTGCGATGGGTGCGGTCTGCGCCTGAATAGATCCAATCATGGCGAGACAGAGGAATGCGAGAGCGAGAGTTTGCTTCATTGAATTTTCTCCTTGGAAGTTTGTGGGGTTTCGAATTCGCCGGGAAGTTCTTTTGCGATGCCGCCGCAATCCGGCACGGGGCAGCCGAGTGAGCCATCCCCATCGACATCCGGTTCGCAGTCTCCGGCACGGCTGATCGCGCCGCACATCCGGCACTGCATGCGGACATCGAGAATGGATTTCATTGAAAGTTTTTGTCGGGCTTGCCTCGTCCCGACGCGACGGCCCCTCAGGCTGTACTAGCGATCAGGCAGCGCTTACAGGTAATCCTTAAGGCGCTTGCGTAGTGACCGCTGGAGTGATCATTGTTCACGACTGACTTCACTCCCCTCTGAATGCCGCTCCCCGGCCTGCGTTTCTACTGCGGAGATTGCTCTAGCTCCGCCTCAACCTGTTTTCCCAGCGGCGATTTCAGAAAGTACGCCAACACCGCCACTCCCCCGACATGTAATCCGGCCCACAGATATTCCAGAATGCAGTGCTCGGTTAAGCACCCTTTGTCGGCTACGTACATGTGGCGGATGACGCCCGAGGAGGAAGCTACGACCAGCACGATGCAGGTCTTCAACCAGGCGGGCAGGGAATTCCAGTAGGCGATGAGCTTTTGAGGCATGAGAGATTTTCCTTTTCTATGAACTGCGAAATGCCGAGCAGATGGTGCCCGGATTCACTGTGCCGGCGGGCGAGGAAGTGCCCCCCTCTGCCCCATAAATCGTGATGGCTCCCGGGACTCCGGTCATCGGGGCGGCGGTGAAAAATCCGAAGATGTGAAAGGGGGCATTCGCCGTCGTGTTGGTTACGCCCGTCAGACTCGCAATTAGAATCGTGAAGTTCCCTGTAATTTGTGTGGAGGTTCCAGTCAGAGTTGAGCCGATGCTGAAGGAAGCCGTCCCGCTGGTGGAGCGCAGTTGGCTGCTTCCCACCGATAAAATTAATGTGGGATTGGTTCCTGAGGTGAGCGTGTAAACTCCATCGCAGCGAAACTGATAAACGGGAGTACCGGAAGCACTCGTCATGAGTGTGCAAATCGGCACGGGAGTTGCGCCATTGAGCGCGATCGGCGAAGTGATCGTGCAGAACTGCGAAGCCAGGCCGAGCGTCACGGTGTAGGGCCCGAAACAGGTCACCGTGTTCTGAAT